ACATTATGCAACTTCGTGCTGGTATTATTTTAGCAGAACAAGCTGGTGAACCTGCCGTTGGCAATTTCTTGCAAGACCTATTAGGTGCTCATCAGAAAAAATCATGGATGCTTCGTAGTATCGTTAAATAATTATGGATGCAGGTGGTTACCTAGGTAATGCAAACCTCAAAAGGACAGGCGTTGAACTGTCCTATACTGAGGAACAAGTTGCCGAGATTATAAAATGTACTGAAGACCCGGTCTACTTCATTAGGACATATGTTAAAATTGTCAACGTAGACCATGGTTTAGTACCATTTGAAATGTGGCCGTTCCAAGAGGACATGGTCAGAACATTTCACAACAATCGTTTTTGTATTGCAAAGATGCCTCGACAGGTTGGTAAAACAACCACGACTGTAGGCTATATGCTTTGGTCTGTATTGTTCCAAGATGACTACAGTATTGCAATTCTAGCGAACAAGGGTTCTCTTGCTCGTGACATTCTAAGCCGTGTACAGTATGCATATGAATACTTACCATTGTGGTTGCAACAAGGTATCATTACTTGGAACAAAGGTAACATTGAGTTAGAAAACAAATCTAAGATTGGTGCCTTTGCAACATCAGCAGCTGGTGTTCGTGGAGGTTCTTACAACTTAATTTTCTTGGACGAATTTGCTTTTGTTCCAAAAAATATGGCAGATGAGTTCTTCACATCCACATACCCTGTGATTTCATCTGGTAAAACTACCAAAGTTATTATTGTTTCTACACCATATGGTCTGAACCACTTCTATAAGATG